ATATATCTATGGAGATATGTCTACTTCTGCACTTGAAGAAACCAGTGTCAACAGAATTGTAGTGTCAGGTACATTACCTACTGGCTTTTATGTTGGTAAGACAATATCTATTGGTACTGAAAGAGGTAATTATTCTATTGCTAGAAGCAGAAAGATAACTGAAATAAATGATTATAGTAGTGACGAGGTTACTGGTAAGGAAATCGTATTCGATGGAAGCGCTGTCAATACAACAACTTCTAGTAAGATATGGTGTTCACCAGAGTTTAGTGGTACACTTGATTCGTTCGGTAATAAGAGCGGTTGCCTTGCTAACGACCAAAGGCATACAGTTGTATATAGAGGTATAGAAAACCTATGGGGTAACTTGTGGCAGCATGTCGATGGAATAAGCATTAAAAACTATCTTGGATATGTATGTTACGACCCAGACGAATATACGAATGACAAATTTACAACTCCATATACTGCATTAGGATATACAAACTCAAGTGGCAATGATTCTTATATCAAAGAGGTAGGATACGATGCTAATAATCCGTTAATAGCAATGCCTACTGTAACAGGAGGAAGTTCAAGCACTTATGTATGCGATAACTACTGGAGTTCTACAGGCGATAGAATTTTGTACGTAGGTGGCAATTGTGGCAACTCTGGTAGCAGGTGTGGTTTGTTTGCATCGACTTGCTTCAATGCTTCTTCGACCTCGTACTGGAGCTGTGGTGCTCGCCTTCTTATTCAACCAGTATAAACGGGGGACTGGGGGTGGTCAACCCCCAGAAAAAATACCTAACATATAGCATAGTTATTTTATTTTTTTTAGTTCGATATTATAATTTTAAAGGGATTTGGTGTGTGTAGCTCCGTGTTCTAGCTTGTTTGTACGTAGGTGGCAATTGTAACAACAATGGTAGCAAGTATGGTTTGTTTGCATCGAATTGCAACAATGCTTCTTCGAACTCGAACTGGAACTATGGTGCTCGCCAACTTATTTTAGTAATAATATTTACACATCATTTTCCATACCGCTTGGTAAAAATTAAGTCGAAACTGGGTTGGCTTAGTAAATAATTGAAAAGCCGACAGACGAATAAGAAGAAGGAATGCTTATGAAAAGAGTAGGCAATATCTATTCAAAAATAACCAGTAAAGATAATATTGCAAAGGCTTTTGCTAACGCTGCAAAGGGAAAGCATGACAGAAAAGTAGTTCAAATAATTAAAAGTAATTTTAACTACTATGTAGATGAAATACACAATATGCTTGCAGATAAGACGTATACTCCAAGTCCATATATTATCTTGAAAATTCATGATGGAACAAGGAAAAAGGAACGAATTATATTCAAGCCAAAATTCTATCCGGACCAAATAATTCATTGGGCATTGATGCAGCAAATAGAGCCAATAATTATGAAAGGCATGTATGATCTATGTTGTGCTTCTGTAAAAAATAGAGGCATACTTCGAGCTTCAAGGTATCTGAAAAAGATATTAGTTAATGACAGAAAAAGCACAAAGTATTGCTTAAAGCTGGACATTAAGAAGTTTTATCCTAGTCTTGATAAAGAAATCTTAAAGCAGAAGTTTAGAAGAAAAATAAAGGATAACGATGTGTTACACTTGCTTGATATAATTATAGATAGTTCTGAAGAGGGAGTACCAATAGGGAATTACACTTCACAATGGTTTGCAAACTTCTATCTTCAAGATTTAGATCATTATATTAAAGAGCAATTGAAAGTAAAATACTATGTTAGGTACATGGACGATATGCTTTTGTTTCATAGGAATAAGAAAGAACTGCATAAGATTAAATTAGCAGTAGATGAATTCCTGGAAAAAGAGCATTTGAAAATTAAAGAGAATTGGCAACTTTTCAAATTAGATAGTAGACCACTAGATTTTATAGGATATCGATTTTATAGGGGACGAACAACACTAAGAAGTTCAAATTTCTTGAGGATTAAGAGGAGAATAAAAAAGATATATAAAAAACAAAAAATAAACTATTTGGATGCGTGTGCAGTAATCAGCTATGTTGGGTGGCTGAAACATTGTGATTCGTATATTTTTAAGGAGAAATACTTAAAACCTTATGTAAATTTAAAAAAATGTAAAGGAGTGATAAAAGGTGAGGCAAAAAACATTAAGTTCAGAAAGACCAGCACATCCTTTTGAGGTAGAAAATATTAGGAACGGTTATTGCACCGTTCTTTTTTTTACCAACATTGAGGAGCTGACTGATGAAGAAGGCAATACCTATTATGAGTACGATCTATATGCGTTAGATAAAGTTAATTATCGTGACACTTTGGAGAGTACGCTTGAAGATAATTATGAAGAGTGGCTTAATATGGCAATTGACGATGACTATGAAACAGTTGCCAAAGAAGTTAGAAGTAAAAGAGATAAACTGTTAAATGAAACAGACTGGACACAGATGACAGATACAGCATTATCTGCACAAAAACAAGAAGAGTATCGAATATATAGGCAAGCATTACGAGATGTACCAGAGCAAGAAGGATTTCCTTATGAAATTGAATGGCCTCTAAAACCATAGGAGGTGGTATAAATGGCACTAATTGAAAGGAAGTTAAGTGAATTAAAGAAAATAGATTTTATCAATAAAGCTTTTACAGCTACACAGATCTATAATACATACAAGCCTTCAGCTTTTATCAATGGCTGTTTATATGATATGGCGACCAAAACTAATATTACAAAAGTGAAAGATGAGCAAAAAGCAGATGGATATTTATTTAGCGACTGGGGAATAGGAATTAGAGGAGACAATACTTTAGATTGGGTATCATATCAAAAAGCTTTAACTGATGAAAATATACGAGATTTTATTGCTGGAAGTCCTACACTTGTTGAATATGGAGTAGCCAAACTTGATTGGGGGAATAAGGTATCAACAGCAATACAAGGAAAGGCATATCGTTCTGCTATAGGATTTAATTCGGAAAAGTTATATATGTATACATCTGAAACAGCCATTACTTTAGAAGAATTATCTAGGTATATGCAAAGTATAGGTTGTAGATGGGCGATTAACTTAGACGGCGGAGGAAGTAGTCATTTACAAGTAGGAGATAAAGTTTACAAAAAATCTACTAGACAAAATGCAAGTTGGTTTATGATATTTGATAGTATGAAAGGAGATGATAAAAAGATGAAAATATGCTTAGATTATGGACATGGCGAGGAAACGGCAGGAAAAAGAAGCCCAGATGGAACTCTGAAAGAATATGAATTCAATAGAAGTGTAGGGAAAATACTAAAGAGTATACTTATTGCTAACGGTGTAGATGTAATAGAAACAGCACCTACAAACAATGATGTATCACTCAATAACAGATGCAAAATAGCAAATGAAAATAGAGTGGATTATTTTATATCAATACATGCAAATGCCTATGGAAACGGAGATACATGGAATAATGCTAGTGGTTGGAGTGTACATGTAATAGGTAAAGGTGGACAAGCCGAAAAGTTAGCAGAATGTATAAGGAAACATGCAATTCAAGAGTTAGGTTTAAAAGATAGAGGAGTATGTGTTGATAATTTTCAAGTGCTAAGAGATACCAATATGCCTGCTGTACTTATTGAGCATGGATTTTACACTAATAAAGAAGAATGTGAAAAATTAAAGACAGAAGAATTTAGATGGAAATGTGCTGAATCTGATGCTAAAGGGATACTTGAGTTTTTAGGTATACCATATATAAAAGAGAAAGAAAGGGAGGAAGCATCAGACTGGGCAAAAGAAGCATGGAATTGGTGCTGTGAAATGAAATATCTAGATGGCACAAATCCTAAAGGAACTATAACAAGAGAAATGTTGGCACAAGTACTTTATAATATGTTTGAGAAATCCAAAAAAGGTACTTGTGAAAACGGAGTATGTAATTTGTAGCATTATAAGTTTATTTGAACATTTTCGTAACTTCACGAAAATGATAAAGGAGTGATTTAAAATGGAGGGAACACAATTAAGTATAGTTATACTTTTAATCGGTTTTTTAATTCTACTTACATATTTATTCATAAGAATAAAAAAAGAAGGCTTAAGACCCGTTGTAGTTGATTTAATAGTTAAAGCAGAAGCTATGTTTAATCATGGGGAGAACAAAGCTAAACTTCAATGGGTGGTAGACAAGTTGATAAAAGTTATACCAGCACCTTTTAATATGTTTATTACAACTGATATGTTAATAGATTTTATCGAAGAGGTGTTTAAGGTTGTAAAACCAGCTCTTGATTATAGAGAGAAGGAGGCAAACAATGGATAACACAAGCATATTATTGTTGCTGGGTTTTGTTGGGAGTCTTATTGCTATTATGACACCAATAATAAAACTCAATGCGAGCATTACGAAACTGAATGTAACTTTAGATAATACTAACAAAGTCGTGGGGAAAATCGATGATAAGATTAACGATCATGAGATAAGGATTGTTAAGCTAGAGGAACATATTTAAGAATAATTGAGCAGCGGAAGGCTGTTTTTTTATTACCAAAAATTAAGTAAATATATTAACTCAGACTAATTAGGAAGGGTGGAAGTACGTTTTTGCACATATTGTTGGAGGTTTAGATATGGCAAAAAAGAAGTGTAAACGTAAAAATTTACGCAAAGTAAAGAAACCTACTGCTAACAAGGTTAATCAGAAGAAGTTACGTAGTGGATCTAGTGAAATTAAACGTATTTTACTGGCGATTAATCCGCATTGTGATATATGCGGAAGCGGAGACAACCTACAATTACACCATGTGTACCTTATTCGACATGGATTCAAAAGCAGAATCGACAGATGTGTACTCCTTTGTCCGAAGTGTCATCACGAGTTCCATAAGCAATGGGATCATTACTTAGACGTTACCTACAGAGAAAGACCAGAAACAGATTTTATGCAAGTATATAAAATCCTCAAAACCATGATTAAAGGCTCTCAGAGATGAGAGCCTTTTTATTTTTTAAGAGCTAATTTTGTTATGAAGTTCATATAAAATATTCCAAGCTTCCATAGGAGATACTTTATCGAAGTTTAGGTCTTTTATTTTTTTGAAAATTTTTTTGAGTTCTACGTTATTCATGTAATCATTTACATTTGAATTCGGTAAATTGTCTATAATCTGATATTTTATCCCTCTTTGTTCTAATAATCCTTTATATTTATCTACTTGAGAGATAGGAAAACCACACTTAAAAATATTTGGACCTAAATCTGTAATTTTTAATCCTATTGCTTTAGAAACGGCTATTGCATCCTCATTGAAAAAACAATAAAATATTCCACAACGAATTATATATACCATTTCAGAGTTTTGAATTTTCAAGCTTTGGTATTGATTTAATAATTTACTCATGTTTTTCCTCCCTTTTAATTATATCTCCAGGAGTACATTCTAATATTTCACATAACTTGTCCAGTGTATCAAAATATATTCCTGTTGTCTCATTATTCATTAATCGGCTAATTGCTTGATATCCTCCACCCATGTTTT